AGAGCCGGAGCCGCTGGCGGCTGCCGTGATGCGGCCGTACACGTCGACGGTGATGTCTGCGCTCGTGTAGCTGCCAGCGGAAACGCCCGTCGTGGCAAGATCGAAGGTGATGTTGCCAGCGCCCAGCGCGCCACCGCCGGTGATCCGGCCAGCGGTGCCGTTCACCTGCCGCGCGTTCAGCACGCCGATCGCCGTGGTGTTGGCGTCGATCTGTGCTGCGAACTCCTCAGTGCTGCGATTCAGAGCGCGCTGCCGGTTCCACGCTTGCAGGAACTCCGAGGTCGGGAAGCCCTCGCGCGTCGTGATCTGCGTGTTGTGGAACAGCGGTGACGGCGGAGAGAAGTTAATCTCAGCCATTGTTGTCCTCCGTGCCGAGCCACACGTCCGCGCCGCCGATCCGCACAGGACCGCCCAAGTCCTCGATGCGGAACACCCGGCCGGGGCGGTTGAAGCCGCCCAGCGAGTAGAACAGCAGCTCTTGGCTGTCGTCCGTCGACGACACAGTGCGCGTGTCGAACTCGACGTACGACTGGCCTTGGTCGTCGGAGAAGAAGATCGTCATCTGGGCCGTGCCGTCGAAGCCGGTCTGGCCGTCGCCCATGCTCGCGTCGATCGCCAGCATGTTCACGGACACGAAGTCGCGCGACGAGCTGGGGATAATGCCCGTCACCTTGCGGCGGACAGGGCGGAAGCCTTCGTCGAGCGCTTTGTCGAACACAAGCTCGTACACCTGCGGCGTCTGAATGTCAGCGGCGACAATGCGGTCGCCGAACATGGTGCCGCGCTCGGCGTTCCAGCTCACGTAGCCCTCCGTGCCCCACTCTGCGATCTGCTGGGTGGTCAGGTCGTAGACCCACGTGCCGAACTGGCCGAGCGTGATAACGTACATAAGGTGGCCGTCCATGTCGAACGTCCACGCACGCTGCGTGTTGTCCTCGCGCACGCCGGTGCCAAAGGCCACGAGCGTAACCGCTTGGCTGGTGCTGGGCGTTGTCAGGTCGCTGCTTACAGCGGTGATAGCCGCCTGCTGCGCAGTGTCGCCAGACTCCGCTGCCGGGCCCGCGGACGCCACGAGGGCGTAGAAGCCAGACGTGGACGGCACGCCGGTGCCGGACATAGACGCCATGACGAGAAACTGATCCGTCTCTGCGCGTTGCTCGCCGGAGGCTGCGGGAGCAGGAGCGACGACGGCGAGCCATGCGGCAGAACCTTCGAGCTCGCTAAGCTGTGCGTTGCCGGGGCTGTCACTGGCGGCAGCCAGCTCACGGCGGAACGAGTTTACGGACGAGCCTTGGTTGGTTGTCGTGTTGCCCGACACCGTGGCTGTCAAATTCGTGTAGCTGGACGACGCCACGGTTACAAAGCCGTTGTCGTCCTGACACCCTATGAGGCCAATGAACAGGTTGTCGGCAGAGCCGCCGCCTGCCGTCACCGACGGCATCAGCACGTTCGAGTTGGTGCGCTGAAGCACCGGGGAGGAGAGGTCCAGCCCGGCGGCGGTGCCCTCCCAGCCAGAGATGCGGTAGCACTGCGCACTTGTGCCAAACACGTTTGCCGTAGCCGCAGACACGTTGACCGTGGTGCCGCCCTCAGTGCCGTCAGAGATGCGGTACATGATGATGGTGCGGCCTGCACCTGCCGCTGCCAGCGGAGTGGCTTGGTCTAGCTCGGTCCAGCCTGCCGGGGCAGTCATTACGTTTGGTGTCGTGCCCGACATATAGCACGCAACGACCAGCAGCAGGTCGCCGCTGCTGACCGTTGCCGGAAGGTCTACCGGGCAGCCTGCGCCAGAGCCAGCGCCGTTGCCCGCGGTTTCGGTAATGCTTTCGACTGTAGGGAAAGCCATGCGCGCCTCCCGTTAGGTCGTGCGGTTGATCGAGAAGCTACCAGCGACAATGGAGTTCACAGTCAAGCCCGCAGACGTGTCAGGGTCTTCCTCGAACACGTCGCCCCAGTAAGAGAACGCTGTCGTGATCGGCCGGTCAGCGCCGTTGGCGGAGCTGGCCCCCACTACGAAGCTCGTCTGAAGCTGACATGCGCCAGAGTCGGACTTGGCCGAGCGGTGGTAGAGCTGTACGCCGAGCACCTGCGTCGTGTCGATCGGCAGGGGCGAGAACGAGAAGTTCTGCGCAGCAGGTATATCAGCGCCGCCTTCAAGCGTCGCAGCGCCCCATGCGCCGCTCGCCAGCGTCTCCGTGGTTGCCACGGAGTTACCAGCGGTGCCTTGCGTTGCTGCGGTGGCCTGAAGCTGGTTGCCGCCAAGGTTCTCAGCGGTTGCCGACGTGTTCGTGGCAGTGCCCGTGCCGTAGATCGTGCCCGCACCTGCCGCGCCATTGATCGCCGCGACCAGATTGTTGATGCTGGTGTCCGCGTCGACGCCGATCAGCACCTCGTCGGCCGCACCAGAGAGCGTGGTGACGAAGGTGTAGGTCTGCGAGCCCAGCGTCACAGTCTCGGTGTTGGCGGCGTTTGCGGTGAGCGTGAGCTGGCCCGTGGCAAACAAGAAGTCCGCGGCAATAAACGTCCGGTCGTTTGGGGTGTCCTCGTCGACCACAGCATATTTACCCAGCGCATCGCCGGTGGTGACAACAACCTCTGGCGTGTTGACGCTCGTGAGGACGGCCGTCAGGCCGTTGGAGCTGTCGTCTACGATCGGGTCAGCATTGAAGCCAAGAAGAAGCTGAACATTTGCAAAGTTAGGGTCGCTCGGCGCAGAACGCGGAAAGGCGGCAGACGGTGTCGCGTAGTTGGAACCGTTGTACCTCCCTGTGCCGACCGTGAAGCGGAACTCGTCGGCGTAGAAGTCGCCGTTGTCGGATGCCACGGAGTTCGGGCCCGTGCCTTGCAGCGACGTGCCGATCCAGAGCGGAGAGGTAGAGTTGTGGTACGTGCTGGCGTCGGCAACACCTGCACCTTGCAGAATGCCATCGACGTGCAGGTAGACCACGCCAGAGATGCGGCTGACAGACAGGAAGCTCCAGCGGTTGATGACCGGCTGGTAGTTTGCCCAGTTGAGCACGGTGCTCACGGTCGCCAGTGTGCCGTCCGTCGAGATGTCGAGTTTGAGGTTGCCGCCAGCGTCGAAGTCGCGGTACAGCCGCCACGAGCGCTGGTTGTTGAGCTCGTCCCATTGGCCCGCGATCGTCTGCTGACCGGAGCCCGGCTCGTTGTAGAAGCGCAGCCAAGTCTCGACGGTGTAGTCGCCAGAGCCGATGTCAAAGCCGGCGATGTCGCTGTAATACAGCGTGCCGTCGTTGGCGTCGAGCACGCCGTTGCCGAACTTGTCGCGGCCGTTGCGCGCCCAGCCGTCCGGCGTGCCGTCCTCGTTAGGGAACAGCGTGGCGACACGCAAGTCGCCTTTCCAAGTCGTGTTATACGAGCCGGAAGTGTCGTTGACGATCAGGTCGTCGAAGTAGAAGTCGGCAGCGCCGCCGCCGCCAGCACCGCGGCCGCTGATCCCGTACTGGGCGAAGGTAGCGCCGAAAGTAAAGCCAGTCGCGCTCATGACCTCAACGCCGTTGACGCGGATTTCTACGAGGCCGGTGCCCTGCACAGCACGCACCTCGATGTGGTTCCACGCCGCAGCGCCGACCGCCGGGCCGTTGGTCACAGCGACGTTAGCCGTAGTGACGTTGCCGTTGCGTGCAGCAAGCGAGCCGTCTGGCAGCAGCACAATCGAGAGGAGAGCGGCGTTTGTGCTGTCGAGCAGTTGGCAGATGACGATGCGGTCGTCCTCATTGGGCAGCACAGGGGCGAACAGCGCAAAACCGACGAACACTTCAGCGACGCCGCCGCCGGGGAAGACGCGACGGGTGCTCTGGCCGTTGATGGCGTTGAAGTAGTAGGAACGGCTGCCCGTGCGCGCCTGCGTTTCTGACGGGCCGGACTGGGTGCCCACGTTGGCATACACGTTGTCCAGCATGTTGTCGCGCGCGGCGCTATTGGAGATTTCGTTGGCGTTGCCGTAATGGTCGAAGCCATCCATAAAGAGGATTGCCATTAGGGGTTCTCCCTTTCAAATTCGCGGGCACGCCGCACTTGTTCTGAGAAGCCGTGGTTTGTGATCGGCTCCGGTGCACCTGACATCATATACAGGATATTGTCGCGCCCGACAAACATTACGAAGTCCTTGACCTTCACAATCGTGCCGGGGACGCAGCCGATCGAGTAAGACTGCCCGCCCACAGGTAGGAACGGGTCGCCGGTTGGGGTCAGGTCGCCCGTCAAATACCAGCGCTCGATCGAGGTCTGCCCGAAGAACACAAGCACGTCGCCGACTTGCCGCACGGACACGATCTCATCAGGCTCGTCGGCCGCGTTGTAGAAATCTAGGGCCTCGATCGTGATTTCAGCCGGGCGGATGAAGTACCATTTCTGGCTGTTGGCGGTGACGACTGCGACGAACTGGTTAAGCGATGCCACAGAGGAAGCGCCGGAGCCGTCAGGTATTGTCACGCCGTTTAAGATGTCGACGCCGCCGCCGGAGAGCGTTGCGCCGCCCCACGCCAGATCAGCGCCAGTCACAGCCGTCACAATGGAGTTGCCGCCGGTGCCGCGGTCGCGGGCCCGAATGTCGAGCGTGGTGGCGCTGGAAGCCGTTGCCTCGACCTGCGTGTTCGGTGTGACAATGGTGCTGGAGTAGTCTGTGCCAGAGATGCCGGTCGAATTGATCGCCTTGAGCATATTCTCCAGCGACTCCTCGTCGTCAGCACCCACGAGCACTTGGAAGGGGTCGCCGGAGCTGCCGTCAGGGGAGCCTGTCAGCGTCGCGGCCCACTGGTAGTAGGTCGTGCCGATCTGAAGCGTCTGCGTGGCAATGTCAGGCGGGGTGTTGGGTGTCAGGGTCAGCGTGCCGGTTGCGCGGCTGGTGCCGCGGTACAGGTTGAGGAGAGTGCCGTCAGCGATAAACAGGTGCTCGTACCCAGAGCCTACCGCAACGCACATTTCAGGCTCGCCGTCACCGTTGATGGTGCCGGTGATCTGCGACGTTGCCAGCGTTTCGAGGTCGACGCGGAACAAGCTGCCGCCGGACACTACAAATGCGTCGCCGTTGAATGCGCCGGGAACAGAGAAAATCTTGCGGATCGGGCCAGAGCCCACAGCGAACAGCGCCTCAGTCACCGGGCGCGTCAAGAGTGCGGCTTGGTTCTCCAAGTCCGATGGGTTGGTTTCGAAAAAGCGGTTGAACACCTCGACCTTGGGCATACGCCCGTAGGTGCGCTCATAAGCGGCTTGGCCGAGGGCTAAGCGCGTCGGTTCCATTAGTTATCCCCATACAGGCGGTTGTCGCCAATGTAGGTGTCCTCGCCGCCGTGCGCCTGCCGCGAGTAGTAGCGCGGATCGAACGTGCCCGGCTTCGGCATGTGCTGCTTGTAGCGTTGCTTCATGCGACGCCGCATCAGGGCGTTGGTCTGCGCCGTCTCAGGCGGTGGGCGTTTGCCGAAACGTGGGCCAAGGCGGATCGCCAGCCCGGTCACGAGCAGGTCGTCGAACTCCTCTGGGAACGGCTGCTCGTCTGTCAGCGCGAGATTAGCGCGCAGCACCCACTCGCCGCGGTCTGCGCGGTAGAACCAGTCTTGGTACGTCGCGGTCGCCGGCACTGTGACGGTCGGGCCGCCTTGAATGTAGCGCCCGTTCGCGTCGATAATCAGATCGGCTGTCTGGCCGATGTTCACATAGCCCAGCCGTGCGCCGTCGCTTGGCTTGCGGGGCAGGTAGATGCGCGTCTCAGTGGTGTTTGAGGCCACGAGACGCACATTTTGCGGAGGGTACGGCCACACATCAGCCGGGAGCTTGGTGGGGGCCGGGGCGAGCGGATACCGAGAATCCTTTGGTGCTGTTTGGCGCGGCGGCACAGACCAGTCCGCGATGAACTCGCCGAGCACTGTGCCAAACAGACCTTGGATGTAGTTGTTCAGGCGCGGCAGAGCCTCGTCGCGCTGCGCAGTATTCGGCTCTTGGCCGATCGGCAGCACGTTGCTCTCGCGAAGCGCCTGAGTGATGATCTCGGTAGCCGTTGCCATGGCTTACTCCTCGTCGTCGTCGGCCTCTTCCAGCGCAGCCACGTAAATGGCGGCGAGGTCGTCAGCGGTGGCGTCAGCAGGAAACTCGATGCCCGCCTCCGTCAGCTCAGCGATAAGCTCTTGCTTCTTGAAGCCGTGCTTCTTGGCAAGGCCCTTGTTCGGGTTGGCCGGGGCGTCAGCCGGGGCGTCAGCCGGGGCAGGGTCGCTGCAATGAATCGACTCTTCGTAAGGCACGTAGCCTTCCAGAACGTCGTCTTGGCAGGCGAACACCTTACCGTTGCCGTCCTTGTCGTAAAACATCTGAGGCCAGCTTGGAAGCGCCCCTTTCTTGACAGGGCCTTTGGGTTTTGGCCTGCGCGATGGATGAATACCCATGTCCTTGATCTCCGTGATATGAAAACGGCGGGACCGTCAAGTCCCGCCGCATCATGTCCTAGTTTTACCCAGTTGGCAAGGCTTACGCGATGCCGTTGATCCGGGTGCCGAGGAAGTTGTCCATGACCTCGCCGCCGTAGATCATATCCCAACGGTGGATATGAGCGCCGGTGGAGATGTCAGAACCACGCCAGTACCGGATCGAGATGCCGGTTTCCTCGTCCGTCGCGAACGAGCTTTCGCCCGTAAACGGAGTGTGGAGGCGGGCAGACACGAGGCTGATAGCCTGACGGTTGAACACCGCGCGCTGCTGGTAGCTGGTGGACGCGGAGCCCAGCCAAGTGACCACAGCGTTGTCTGCCGGGGCGGCGTCGACCGTACCAAACGCGGTGTTGGCGTCGGTAGACACACCGTCCGAGCTGCCCACGACGATGATAGCCGGGGAGATCGTGAGGGTGGCAGCACCAGCGCCGTCAGCGGTCGCGTCTTCGAGAACGGTGAACTGCTGGAGACGGGCCGGTTCCACGACTTCGCGGGTACGCGGGTTGACCGCCTGTACACCAGCGATGGTGAAGACCTCGCCAGCCGACACAGTGCCGGCAGCGCCCAGACCGTCCACGTCGAGGGTCTGCGACATACGCGCGTTGTCCTTGACATCACGGTAGTTCACTTCCTGCGAAGCACCGGCGATCGCACCGTTGGTGCGGGAGCCAGTGACCACGGACGAGAGGTTCTGCGTTGCGTAGGAGTCGATCTCCGACATCAGCGGCACGCGGGTACGCTCAAGAGCGGTACGGTTGATGCCCTGAATGTCGCCGCCGACCAGCGAAGCGCGGATACCTTCGGTGTCACCGAAAGCCAGCACGCCAGACAGGTCTGCGTTCGGAGCCGACTGCTCCATCAGGCGGGTGTGTGCCGGGAAGTATTCAGCCGGGGAGCTGATAACCTGACCGGGAGTGCCGACCCAAGAGAAGAAGTCCTTGAACTTGGCGTTCAGGAACTTGTCCACGTCGTGAGCCAGTTCAGAGGCGGCAGACAGCATGGTCTGGTTGCGCATAAGCTGATTGTAGGACTGGACGTACTCCAGATCGCCCACGGAAATGTGGACGTTCTTGTACTGATCGACCGCGATCACTTCCGAGCCCGTCACGATGTCTTGCGCTTGCAGAGAAGCACCGGACTTCGCGATGAAACGCGGAGGACGCTTGACGCTCTGGGACAGACCGTTCTCGTCAGTCACCTGATTGGTGTAAGAGCCGTTGACCAGCCGGCCGGTAACAAGCTGGTTTTTGAGCAGCAGAAGCATGGTGTTAGCATACGTCTGCGCATTAAGAAACTGGTTCGCCATGTTTTACTACCTTTTGCGATCCTGACCCATAGCCTGTGCCTCGAATGTTGCGAAGTCAGAGCTATCGGCCGCGTTGACAAACTTGCCGCCTGCACCACGTGCTTGGCGACGAGGGGGTGGCGGTGCCTTCGACACTGCCGGGGTTTCCTTGCTCCGCTTACCGCGGCTTTGGATCGCGGCCTCAAGGCGGCCGATGTAGCGGGCGAGCTGGCGTGGCTCATACCCGGATACCTTTTGCGCTTCCTGCGGGTTGCGCGCGAGGTGATAGATGATGTCGGACGCCACGTCAGAGTCGCCGATTTCCTCGACCATCTCTTTCGTGAGTGGGTAAGTGCCAGCCTTGGCACCTTCCACAACGATCTCGGCGAAGTCCTCGTACTTTTCAGCACCTTGGTTGCCGATCTCGTCCCAACGCTGCCTGATTTCTTGAGCACGTTGCTGCTCAGCGGCTTCGGCCTGCCGGGTCGCCTCCTGCTCGCGGGTTTTAGCCATGCGAGCTTCGACGTTGTAGTTAACTACATCATTTATGTAGTCCGGGTCAACCTCCCCGTAAGTATATTTTGCCGGGTCGGGCTTGTCGAGCACGTTACCTTCGGCGTCTTTGACGACTGCCGGGGCCTTGTCCTCTTTTTCTTCGCTCTTGGTTTCTTTGGGCTTTTCACCCTTTTCAAGCGCAGCGAGACGCTCTTCGAGACGGATACGCTGTTCGCGCTCTTCTGCTGCGACGCGCTCTGCCTCGCGGCGGGCTTTGGTTAGCTGGCCGATGCGCTTTGACGCCGGGACTTTGTTGCGGCGCTCGTCGTCGCCTTCGCCCTCGTCGTCGTCAGCATCATCTGCATCGTCTGCATCGTCGTCCCCAGAGCCGTCGAGCACATCGTCTTCGCCCTCAGCGTCGGCATCCACATCGTCATCGTCTTCTTCCTCTTTGTCGGAGAACGCGGCGAGAGGATCGTCCCCCTCGTCCTCGTCCTCAATGGCTGGAACGGAGGTGTTCGTCTCCGCAGCTTCCTCACTTTCGGGAGCCTGACTTTCCACACGCTCGCCGTCCTTGAACACTTCGCCTTTGAAGCCCGCAAACAGGTCTTCGGTGCCGGGGTCTTGTTGATCTTTAGCCATAGTTTTCATCACCTTGGTCTGACATCTCCGCTACCATGCGGATGCTGTCCATTGCGTCACGGAGCTTGGTGCTTTCCGTCTCAGAAAGAACGCGGATGCGCTCAAAGTCAATCTCCGCCAAGTCTTTAGCGGCGTTCGCCATCGCCTGTTTGGCGCGGGCCTCGTAGTCCGCAGCCTGATTGCGCTTCATGGCGAGATCGGCCTGCGCCGTTGCCAGCTCAAGCTGCTCGATCATCTGGGCCTTCTGCGCCGCCTGCCGGCGTGCCTGAAGCTGCTGCGGGGTCAGGTCTTCGTCCGACACCATAGACGACGGCATCTGCGAGCGCAGACGCTCCGCGATCTTGTCAGCGTCGGGCCAGTCTTGCGCCTCCACAATGAGGTCCGCGGCCGCGCCAAGGGTCTGCGGCATGGCGTTGACCATGTTGAGCATGGCGTCTTGGCTCTCGCGACGCTTCGTAGCGTAGGACGGGCCAGTGGTGATCGTCACGTCGTAGCGGCCCACGGAGATGTCGATGCCGTCGTCGCCGCCGATCTGTACGATGCTCTCGCTGTCATCTTCCCCAAGGATGCGCATAGTGCGCTTCGTGTCGTAGACGAAGGGCAGCAGGGAGTTGATCGTGCGGCCGCACTCCTCGATCGCGAGGTTCAGGTTGTCCTGATACACCATGAGCCCGGCTTCGCCGACCTCCTGACGGGCGTTGATGGCCTTGCCAGACACCTCGTTGGCGACCATGCCGAGAGAGGCTTCGTGCAGGTTGGACACGTCGCGAATGTCCTGCGACGCCATGCCCGCCTCTTGCACGAGTGCGGCTTCCATCTCGACGGGCGGCACCTTCTGCGGTGCCTGCCCAGAATCGCCATTCCAGATCAACAGTGGGTCGTCCGACATGGCCGCGTTGCGGAAGTCCTCCTCACGGCCTTCGACGGCGGTGTCCGGGGCAATCCACTCAGCCTTGGGCGCTTTCATCAGCTTCTCAGCGATGATGGAGCGCCAGTAGTTGTGCATACGCTGCGGGTCTTTGAGGAAGCGGACAAGCCCGAAGCGATTGCGCTTCTGGCCCACGTAGACTTCCCAGCCCACGGCGCGAAACACCGGAACACGGTCGATCGGCAGAACGTATGGGCCGTCCAGCAGCTCTACCCCGTTGCTGAGGTACATTTCTGCGTACTTGATGCGCGTCTGGCGGATCAGCGGACGGCCGTCGGTGCCGCGGGCAACCGTAGCGGCCCATTCCTGCACATTCTCGCGGTCCACCTCAATGGTTTTGCCGCCCACCGTCATAATCAGCGTCGCGTCGCGCTCCAGAACGCGCCAATACTCGACGACACGTACGGTGTTGTTCTCATACCAGCCCTGACCGCGCGTTTCCGTCGAATACATGCTGCCTGCGTCGAAGCTGGCGACTTTGGAGTTCGGGAAAGCGGCCTTGAACTCGGTGTCGGTCAGGTTGTCCATCACGAAACAGTGCCCAGCGTCTTTGCCGGTCGGGTCGACGGACTGACGGTCCCACACTACGGACATGGCGTCTGGAATCTGCTCGATGAACAGGTCTTGGTCAAAAACACTGTTTGTGGCGTAGTCGAGGCGAATGCGAAACGCGCCGTCGCCGCCAATGACTTGGTTCTGGTGCGCCGTGTTGTACGCAATCTGGGCCTTGGAGCGCTTCTCGATGAAGCGGATAATGCCCTGACGCACTTTTGCAACGTCTTTGTCGCCGCCCTCGTCCGGCAGCACCTTGATGGCAGCCTTGTTGCGGCGGTACTGGCCCAGAACGAGGCCCACATACGCGGGAAGGCGGTTCACGGTGAGGCGCGGCAAACCCTTGCGGTCGCGCTCCTCTTGGATTTCCTTGGGCCACTGCTCGCCAGCGGTGAACTCCAAGTCTTCGACCATCGCCTTGCGGTTGTCGTCGTCGTATGTGATGTCGTCAGCGTAGAATTTGCGCATGTCAGACAGGAACTCGGCCTCAGCAGCGCCGACATCGTACCTGTCCTCGACGCCATCGCCCTGCGGGCTGTCGATCGGGAACTTCTGCAAGTAGTCGAGCGGGGGCATGACCCGCTCGTCCATCGCGATCTCGTCTGGGAGGACGGGGTTGTCATCCATATTGTCTTGAAAATCGGCCATTTATCCCATCCAAGAGTAGCTGCCACTGCGTGTGCGGCTGAACTTGCGCACCGCCGGGGCGTCTGGGTTCATCGCAGCGCTGACCGGCTTTGGTTTACCGTCTGTGTAGTTCTTTATGCGGCGGATATCGGCGTAAGTCAACACGAAGCTGTCGCCAAGGTCCGGGGACCGAACGCCGCGCTTCTTCATGTCCGGCTTGCTCTCAAGCTGAAGCCAGTTGTCAGCGCGGTGCTTAACCTGCGGCCCGATCAAATCGGCGTGCAGGTCGTCGCGATCGGGGATCGAGACGGGCATCTCCTCGTCCATGAGTGCGTCGTACGCCCGCTGCCACATCTCAGCGCGGCGATTGTACGGGCCGGGCACCTTGGGCTTGGCGGTGCGGTGCTGGGACCGGCCGCCGAAGTCCACGGCGTTGACGACGCTCCGGTACTTTTCGCCGCGCGCGCGCAGAACAGACACAACGGCAGCGCCGATGCCCCCGGAGTCTATGTTCACCATAGCTGGGTCGTGCTCGTCGATCATGCTGACAAGCCACTCCACAGCCTCGTTCGTCTCGATGTTGTCGCGGTGCTCAAGGAACTCATAGCCGAGGCCGCGCCGGCCGTAGACCGAGAAACGGTCGCCACCGGGACCAGCCGGGTCGACACCAAGGATCAGCGGCCCGGCCGGATTGTTCTCGCGCTTACGAGCGCGCAGTACGGCGGCGGACGGGATGAAGCTCTCGGTCTGGCTCGACTGGAACGCCTCCTGCGGGTTGGCGGGGTATTCCTGCTTGAACAGGCGCTCCGAGCGCAGCTCGCGTATCTTGTTGCGACGCCACGCCATCTGCGCGTCGTTCAGCCCGTAAGCCTCAGCGTATTCGACCTCAGACAGCTCGCCTTCCTCAGACGCGTCGCTCAGCTCAAAGCTCTCGTCGACCAGATCGGGGCGCTGGTACTCTTTCGACCAGAACCACGGGATAAAGATCGCCTGATAGTCCGAGCGCCCGTTAACGGCATCTTGCCAGCGCTCATAGAACTCGCCGGCGGGGCCGTTGGCGGTGCTCTCAAGGATCACCTCAGTGCCAGCGGCGTCAGGGACGGCCTGAATAGACGCGGCGAAGTGCTCCGCGGCGTTGTTCCAGAACGCCACCTCCGAGCCGTGGTACAGCGTGATCGTGCGGCCGCGGCCACCAGCCTTCTGCCCGGCAGTACCCACGATGTAGGAGCTGCCCAGCTTGTCGAACACGAGCTCTTTCACGTTCGAGCGCCCGGTGTGGGGTGCGAGTGGGTTGAGCGTGTGGTAGCGGTCCACGATGCCGAAGAGGGCGTCGGAGCTGTCCTGTGAGTGCGCCATGATGTAGACGTTGATGTTCTTGCGCATGGACGACTTGCCGTAGAAGCGGCCGCCGGTGTAGGTGGACACGCCCTGCTGGCGGCCCTTCAGCACCAGCGCGCGGACCTTGCCTGTCTCGCGACGCTGCTTCTCCAGCATCTCGTGCAGGTACTCCTGCGGCTCGTTGAACACGAACGGTACGACGCGGCTGTCTTTGGTGCGGATTTTCAGGCAGGCCGGGGCGAAAACGGTGAAGTCCTCGCGCAGCCGCTTCACCTGCTCAAGTCGCTTGGCCTTCTCAGGGGAGAGTTTCATCTGCCTTTAGCCGTTGAGCGCGTCTAAGTCGAGGAAGATCAGACGCAGCACCACCGCGTCGAGCGTCAGCAGCCCGTCGGTCAGCAGGGTGAGGCCCACGTTGACGAACAAGCCCTCTACGGTGTCTTCAACGTACACCGGCGCAGGCGTCGTCTTGTCGACGAAGTTAAGCGTCAGCTCCAGCGTGTTCGCCGCGCCTAGAGTCACCGGCGCAATGACGTTGGAAGCTGCGTCGGCAAGGGTGGCGGCGGAGGCAGCGGCGGTGCCCACAGCCAAGAGCGGGGTTGTGCCAGCCAGCGCCAGTGTCTTTGTGACCGTGCCGGTGAGCTGCGCGCCAAGGATCACGATGTTGCGCGAGGGCAGGTCTACGATCTTGACGCCGCCGGAGTTGTCAACCGCCGTCACGTCGATGTCTACGTTCGTGATGTCGATGCTGACATCGCGCAGCGGCGGGGTCACAGACGGAGCCACGGTCACGCTCTGCGCAAGCGCAGGAGGGGCGGTCAGCACGTTGATGTTGTTGCCGGTGGTTTCCTCCGGCGCGGCCAGCAGGCGGTCCACCTTGTCCAGCACGTCGTTGTAGGAGAGAGGCTCGTTTACGTCCTCAGCGCCGACCCTGCGGAACAGGTGGCGCGGCGTGAAGCGCTGAAACGGCGGTACAAAGGCTGGCATGTCTCTCTCTCCAAAGTGGGCCCGACCGCCGGGACAACGGCCGAGCCCTTTGTGCGCTCAACCGACCAAGGAAAATAGGCGCACCATGCAGCTATTCCTCAGAATCGGTTACTTCTTCGTATTCTCCGTCGAGCACTGTACCAGAGTTCTCCTCCGCATCCAAGTCGTCAAGAAGCGCCTCGATCCCGACGTTATGGCTGATTTCACTCTCGGTTGTAATCGTCTTGCTAAACAGCTTGGTGTAGAAGTCGGTTGGGTTGTCCTGTGCCCATTGCGCGAACGCCTCCACGCCGCCGATCATCTGAAACGCGTCCTGCACCATCTGGCGGGAGCGCTTACCGGCAGACTGCATTAGCTGGCCTGACGCGTCAGTAATGGGGATCATTGGCTTGGTCATGAGGTGATAATTACCGGCCCGGTGACACAAGTCAAGAAAAAGCCCCACCGTGGGAGTCAAACACGGCGGGGCTTCGTCAGAGGAGTAGCCCAAGTAGAAGGGCATTTACAAACCTAGCCCACCGGAGCCGCGGTGTCAAGGGCTGCGCGTGCGGGATCGTAACCGACGATCTCCACGAGCTTGGCCCGGTTCTCCGGGGAGATGCGATAGCCGCGGCCCCACACCGTCTCCAGCCAGCCGTCGTCCATGCGGTAATCGTCTGGGCCGTTCTCGCGCATTTTGCGGCGCAGCTTGCACACGAACACGTCGATGATCTTCATCTCAGGCTGCTCGTCGGCCGAGCCTGCGTAGATTGCGTTCATGACCTGCTCCCGGCTGACACCGTTCTCCCGGCGCAGGATCGCGAACAGCACACCCATTTCCTTCTTCGTCAGGCTCCACGGGTTGCGCACAGCCATGTACACGTCGTCGTCGTCCACGCCGGAGGCAGCCATGCGCGCGTAGCGCTTCCACTCGTCCAGCTCGCCGCGCAGCTCGTCGATCTCTTGGTTCAGCCGCTTGATCTCGGCCTGCTGCTTGAGGATGGTGCTCTCACC